AAAGATATCAAGGGCGACTATAGTGCTGATGTCCGTTATGGAATGCTTGCAGGTCTTAACCCAGCACAGGGTCTTATCTTTATGCTACAGGCTCTTGGTGGAGGACTTATCTCCAAAGACCTAGCAATGCGTGAACTTCCATTCACAGTAAACGTCACACAAGAATTAGAAAAGATTGAAGTTGAGAATATGCGCCAAGCCTTGCTCGGCTCTTTGACTGCATATACTCAAGCGATTCCTGCAATGGCAACACAAGGGGCAGATGCCTCTGATGTTGTTCGCAAAATTGCTGCAGTCATTAAGGCTCGCCAGAAGGGTGTAGCACTTGAAGATGCGATTGAAGAATCATTCGCACCTGCAGAGCAGGTTCCTTCTGCTGGGGCTATGCCTGAAATGGTTGAGCAACCGTCCCCTGCTCCCTTAGGTGCACCAGCAGAAGGCGCTCTTCCTATGGAAGGTGGACCAGAAGTACCACCAGCAGCAGGAGCACCAGACATTCTTAGCCTTTTATCCAGCCTTTCAGGCGGAGGAGAAGCGAACGCAAGCGTAAGAACTATTCGACGACGATAATCAAGGAGGGGACACGTGACAACGATTATTGGAATTGAATATGATGACCACAGCATTCTTGTTGCTGATAGCCGTGTAACCGATGATTCAGGTCGTATATACGCTCACAAGGTAATGAAGAAGATTGCTCAACGCGGTGCGGTACTTATCGCTGGCGCTGGAGAAGTTGGTCCGTGTGATATCGCACAGAATATCTGGGTACCACCACAGTTTACAGCGAAAGATAAGAAAGATATCTACCGCTTTATGATTACCAAGGTAATGCCATCATTACGCAAATGCTTGATTGATAATGGTTATAACTTTGATGAAGACAAAAAAGACGGAATGAGATTCCAGTTCCTGATTTCAGTCGGTGGAGAAATCTTTGATATCGACGAAGACCTGTCGGTTATGAAGAGCGAAGACAATATGTACGCTATAGGTAGCGGCGGTCCTTTCGCATTGGGCGCATTGTATGCAGGTGCTGACCCACTTGATGCAATGGAGATAGCATCTAAGGTAAGTGCTTACTCTGCTCCTCCTTTTTATCAAGAGATTCAGCACAAATGAGTAAGTTTAACGATGCCATAGAAAAGGCAATGAGGATTCTTGCTGAAGAACTAGAAGATTCAGAGAGCCAAATCTGTACAGGATGGGTTCTTGTTAGCGAGTGGTCCGACTTTGAAGGCACTCGTTATCTAATGACAGACGTAAGTGACAATATGAACCCTTGGTTAGCCAAAGGTATGTTGCTTAGCGCTGAAGAATATTCATATACACCAGAGGAGAAGTAATGGTTAGCGGAGGATTTCGCCCTACTGCATCACAGAATGACCCAATGACTGTGTCTCCTAATGGTGGTAATGGTCAGTCAGGAAGATTTGTGGCGCAGAAGGTAGCAAAGGCTACGCAACTTCGTCCATCTGGATTTGCACAAGGAGAAAATACGGCTATGGCACAACAGATTAGCGAAGGTGGCAACGTATCTACAACAGCCAACGCTGCCAATCCAGCATCACAGTTGCCAAAACCAGGTGCAGGAGAGGGAATGGCTCAGTTACTTGGAGCAATCAGCCCACTTGATGCAGAGCCAGATACTTATTTGCCAGCAACCGACGGTGTTGACTTTGGTTCAGGACGTGGGAGTGAAGCATTGCCTCCAAGTATCAATCCAAACAATCGTCAAATTGAGAATGTAGATTTAGTTAAGCGCTATCTTCCAGACTTGCTCAATGCTGCACGTATGCCTGGTGCTCCAGACTCATACAAGAGGATGGTTAACGCCCTGATGCGGGAGTTGATGTAATGCAATGGATGGAGAACACATTCTTCGACCATCTAGATAGATTCGGAAACTCACTAGGGTACGAAAACTTCGGCATTGCTTTTATGCTATCTATGGTTCCTTGGGACAGCCCAACAGATAGAGATAATTTTATTAGAGAGATTACAGGTCAAGACGTTAAAGGCGGAGAACCTTCTAACTTTAACCCAGAGTATTTGGAGTTCTAAATGGCTTTTTGGGATAACTTTAAGAAGGCTTTAGGCGGCGATAAAAAAGCAGCCCAGAAAGTCGTTGATACCCTCTCGCCTTGGAACATTGGCAAGAATATTACAAAGGGCGTAGCAAAGCAGGTCGTCAAAGAAGTAAAAGAGGCTGGAGAATTCTACGAGCCCATTACTAAACCACTTGGCAAGGCTGCTGGTTTTTTAGGAAAAGGAGTAATGGCTCCGTTTCAGGCTCTAGGTGTACAACCTGGTGCAGGTCCTGGTGCTGCAGTGCTCAAGGCTGGAACACAGGTAGGTCTCACTCGCGCTGCTGCAAAGGTAGCAACTGAAACTGGCACAGACTTAAATAATCTTCTCAAAGATGGTATGGTTGAATATGCTGCACAGACAGCAGCAGAAGCAGCAATTCCTTTTGACCCACTACTTCAGGCTTCAATTCAACTTGAAGAAAAGGTTCTAAGTCCATACGTTAAGCGTCCTATATCTACGCTAGCGCTTTTGACAGACCCAGAAAGCCCTTTATTTGAGGATGATGCTTATGGCAAAGGTATTCAATTAAGCGATATCCAAACTGCTTACAATCGAAGCAAGGATGTATCGCTAGGAGTAGCCCTAACTAAGTCTTATCTAAACCCATTCCACATTACAGGCGTATCTGATGCCATCCTAGAAGATGGTGGTATTGATATTGACCGAGTCAATCTATGGAATGATGCTGATATTCAGGCTAACTTTGTAGATAATACAACAGGTCGTTGGCTTACTGGATTCACAGATGCCTTGGTTGGCAATGCTGCGGTAGTCGGCGCTGCTAGTGGTTCAGTTAGTGCTCTTAAAGGTATAGCACGTCTATCTGGCTTGAACAATAAGATTAATGTTTACGATGTAGATGCTATCTCTAAACTAGAGAAACTAGCAGATGACCACATCTCAGGTGTAACTCAAACATCTTTTGGTACTGACATTGTCAATATGGCAGATACCCAAGACATTGTTTTGATTAATAAGATTCTTAAGCCACACACAAATAACCCTCGTTTGGCTGCTTTGATTAAAGAAACAAATGACCCTAACTTTGTTAGAGACTTATTGCTTGCAGATAAGGGTTACGGTCCAGCGATTGAGCGTCTAATCAACGCACGTAAGACAGATGATTTGTGGTATGCCTCCAATGCAGGTGCTGAAGTTGCAGCAGATTACGCCAAGACTGGTGCATATCGTTCGTACAATGCACAGGCTAAAGAGCGCTGGAGCGCAGCATTCGATGATGCTATTGCTAAGAACCCTGAATCTCAAGATATCTTTGATGCTTTCTTGCAGGACCGCTATGACGCACAGACTGGTCAGTTCCTCCCAGAACCACGTGTTCTAGGTACAACCTATAAGCCAGTAGAACCAATCATCGGACGTAGTGCTACTATCAAACTGCGTGAGACAAAGCAGAAGTTGGCAGCAGGAACTGAGGTTCGTGACTATAGCGATGTCGGTGGCGTAGCCCAGATTATGATTGGCAGTGGTCGTCGCAATGGCGCAGCCACAGCCTTGATGCACTTTACTGGCAGCAAACTTCCTCGTGGAATCATTAGCCATTCTGGTCTACGACCAGCAGATGCTGTTGAGGAAATCAATGCTTGGCTAGATGACGTCCCACTATTCCGTCGTGGTGGCAATATGGTCAAACTTGCAGACGGAACTCAGATTTCTGCAGCACAATATCGCCGCAATCTTATTGATAGAACCCTGATGGCTAAGACTGATGGCGAACGAGCAGGATTGTTCAAGGAAATGAACATTCAGGTAGCCCTAGACACTTTGAATACAATGGGCTTAAGCCGTGTTCAGGCTAAGCGTTTCGTTGATGAGATGATGGACAGCATCAGCAAGTATCACGATGACCTATCTCGTGATTCATTTGCTATTGACCCAAGCGGTTATCGAGTAATCGTTAGCCCACAGACACAACGTCAACTTGCTAACGCAACTCCTCTTATCCCAATGGGCAAGATTGTTCGTGAAGTATCCAACGTAAAGGGTACTTTCAATCCAAAGAGCAACGTATTTACAGACACAGGACGCCTAGCGTTTGAGTCTGGTAACAAGATATTCTCATTTGCACAGTTGGTTCGCCCAGCATATATCCCAAAGAACTCAATCTTTGAACCTCTCAATGCGGCTGTTATGTCACAGGGTTCTAAGTTCTTGGTAGACAGCACCCAGTCATTCGTTAAGAACAGCCTATTCAACAATAAGAATAGATTCTTTAGCGCAGTCAATAAGGCTAACATCAAAAGCGCAGCGCGTAAGAAGGCTCTTAAAGATGAATACGCCCAGTATACAGAGCAGATTGAACAGGCTGTAGATATCGCTGACAATGCTGTTGCTGAATGGGTAGAGTTCTTTATCAATCCAAACGCCCGCTCCCCTGTTACTAAGGCTGATAATGTTGACCTAGTCAAGGCTGACTTGCGGGCAGCAGAGCGTTTACTTGCTAACCTTGAGAAGAAGGCTCGTGACCGTGCAGATGAATACAATACTGTGCGTGAAGAAGTGCCTAGCCTATATGGCTTAGTACGCCGAGTTCAGTATCTTAAGTCAGTAAATGACCCACGATATGCAAGCGATATTCGTGCTGCTGAACTAGCAATAACTAAGGCTGCTGGTGATATCAATACACTAGCCCCTGACTTAAATAAACTTAACCTCAGTGTCAAGAATGCTTACGATGATATCGATAAGATTCTTGTTGAGATGGGTCCATCCCGTAAGGCATTAGCCGATGAGTGGTCTGTTGCTGATAATCGTCGTATTCGTCGCAAAGGTCGTCAAGAGGAACAGGGTTATGTCTTAAGCAATGGACAGACCATTAACATTCCTCGCCTTGAAAGCGAGAACCACCTGGGTACTTCTTATAAGGCTGAAATCTCTAACCGTCATACACGTGAGATTGAACTTCTTGGAGATAAGGCTTTTGCTACCCGCACTCAAATGCTTGGTCGTAGAAACCCTAACCGCATTACTCCAGTATATGACCCACTATATTTTGATGAGTTGGCTTACACAGTCAATAACTATATGCGAGGCGATGTACTCGTAGACCAGATTCTTGCTGGTCGTACACGTAATGAAATCATTAGCACTTGGGGAACTAAACGCCAAGGCGCATCATATGCAAATGATTTTGGTCGTGACAAGTCTGACATTATCGATATCATTGATGACCAGATTGCATATGTCAATCGCTACTTGCCAACAATAGAAGCCAAGGCTGCAGCAGCAGCGGGTGAAGTTCGTGGCAACCAACTTGCCCAACTTCTCGGTGATAAATTAGAGCGCTTGACCCCAATCAATCCTCTTGATAATAAGTATGCTAGCCCTATTGAACAATCAAAGAATTTCTTAGAGGCTTTTGACAGAGCATCAAGTTGGGCTTGGACAAAACTAGGTTCTCCCGAGAATGCAATCCGTTGGGCTTGGGGTCAAACAGAAGTTACTACCCGTACAATCCAGAAACTAGAGATGCTTGCATCTCAAGGTGTTGATATTACAACGGGCACAGTAAACAGCGTTCGTCAGGCTGCTGCTATCGAAATGGTCAAAGAAGCAGAGAAGACTTTCTATTCAATTCGTCGTCAGAACAGAGCGCTTTATATGGCGCGTACCGTTCTTTCGTTCCCAGCAGCATCTGCTAGCGGTCTCTACCGCTATACCCGATTTGCCGCCAAGGCTCCACAACGTATGGCTGGATTCTTAAACTCATACTATGGAATCTACAACTCCTTCGGAGTTGACAAGTATGGCAATCCAGTTGATGATGTTCTTGATGCAGAGTATCTGCTTCTTCCAGGAACTAAGGAACTTGGTCTAAACAAGGGTCAAGGCATTATGGTTGGAACCCGAGCAATTAACTTTATTGCTAACTTTGCTGGTCCATCCTATGTCATCCCATTTGCTATCGGTCAGATACTCAAGGCTGCTCCTGGCAATGATGAGGTCCTAAAGAAAACTATCGATGAGACACTAGGAAAGATTCCTGGTTACTCATACGAAGAACTTTTCCCATACGGAGTTGAGACAGATTTAGGCAAGCAGGCTACACAGACCTTTACTCCAGCCTGGGCTCGCAATTTCTTACTATGGCTAAATGGAGATGAGTCAAAGAAAGAATGGGTTGACTCTTATACCTCTGAGTGGAACTACCAAATGGCTCTTTACGAAATGGGCATCGGTAAGGCTCCAACAGAAAAATTAGTTACAAAGAATACTAAGAAGAAGTTCTTAGAGAAGGCTGCCTGGCAGTTTGGTTCACCAATCGGTAGCCCTGCAGTAATCGATATGCGTCCAGATAACATTTTCCGCACATACTTTACCGCAGCAACTGATAAGTACATTGCTCAAGGTATGAGCGAGCGCGATGCTAAAGCAGCCGCTGAGCGTGACCTTAACGAACGTGCTGGCGTATTGGGTGCAACTAACCCATTCCCAATGGAGCGCCTATCATTTGGTTCTAAGCGTAGACCAAAGGCTGCATATGTTGTTCCAACGGCTGAAGGTTATAGCCGAGTATGGGAAGAGAATGTTGGTCTTGTCAAGAAACTAGGAACGCTAGATAAGAATCTTATTGGTCTTATCACTGCTGACCTACCTCGTGACTCTGACCCTAATATCAGCCGAATCCTTAATAAACCTGGAGTTACTTTGCCAGATGGCACAACTCTGAATCTACCACTTAAGTCAATATCCGATGTTGAAAAGGATATTGAAGTAAGTCGCGTATGGAAGGCTTACTCAGCATACAAAGACCAACTCAATAAGTTGGCTAAGGAAAAGGGTTATGCGAGTTATGCTTCAGTTGAAGAACTTCGCTTGTCTCTTAAGCAATATGCAGAAGAATTGACTGCATACAGTTCAGCCTGGGGCAATGAGTATAAGAGAAACTTAACAGAGAACGTCTCATACAAATACGCTTGGGGCTTAACCCAGATTGTTAAGAATGAAAAGTTTATGGCTAAACACGGCAATACTCAATTCTGGACTCACACTGAAGCAATGATGAAGTACCGTGACGACTACGCAAAACTTATGAAGGATGCTCCAAACGGTTACAAGTCAGCAGTCAGAAATGCCTGGACTGATTATGTTCAATCTGTTATCGACTTAGTTGACCCTAAGTTAGCAGACATCCTAGATAGATATTTCTTGAATGACCAACTTACGGAGGTAAACGTTGACTAGGTATAGAAAATCGGTATTGCCACCGCCGCCGACCACTATTAATTTTTCTGCCAAGGGTTCAAAGAAAACTATCAACTACATCTGGATGCCAGATGCCAACGGCAACTTGGTCAAGAAAGATGCTGCTATAGTCAAGAAGACTTTCTCGAAACTATCTGAGAAAGCACAGACTGCTCTAGCCCAGTACATCATCACAGTTCAGAATCGTCAGCCCACCGATGCAGCCCGCAAGACTGTATTCAATAACATCATTGATGCTGCTGTAGCCTCCTACAAAGAAGGCAAGAAGCAGACCCCTTGGGATGTCTTACAGATTCAGTTGGATAATGCGCCACGTCAAACCAACGCGACTTATTCATATACCAATTATGACAAGATTACCTCTGATGCAATCCTGCAGAATGCTGCTAGAGAACTAGGTTTTACCGAAGGTTCATTTGCACAGTTTGGCGAGCAAGACCTTGCTGACTTCTATGAGAAGTTATCAGCAGCCGCTAAGGCTGGTGGCAAAACTACTCAAGTTATTACTAAGCCAGATGGAACTCAAGAGACTGTAACAACTCCAGGACTATTTGATGCTAAGACTTTTGCTCAGAACTACCTTTGGACTAAGGTAAATGTTGGCGATGCCAAGACTCTTCCAACTAGCGTCATTGACAAGATTGGTACACTTAAGACATTACTTAAGGCTAATGGTCTTGGATATTTTGGTGACAAAGAAATTGCTAACTACGCCCTGCAGTTAACAAAGGGCGAGATGAGCCTAGATAAGTTGCAAGCAGAATTCAATGCTAAGGCTGCTGAAATTTATCCACTCTTTGCTGACAGACTTAAGGCTAATCCATCTCTTACAGTTATGGATTTAGCGCAACCTTACATTGGTCGTATGGCTAAGTATTGGGAAATAGACCCAAGCACAATCGACCTAGATAATCCTGACCTCGATAAGTTCTTGCGTCCAGACGGAACAGCAGGAAAAGTTCCAATGGGCAGCCTTGCTGACTTTGAGACATATCTTAAGTTTCATCCTAATTCAGAAAAAGCACAATGGAAGATTCAAGGTTCACGAGACCTTGCTACTGGCTTGGCAAGCGCTATGGGATTTGGAGTATAAATGGCTGACGAACAAGATAGAATCA